GTCACGGTCATTAAAAAAGCTCAGGCTCTCGGAATTTCATAATAGTACATGAAGGAATCAAACCTTAAGTTAAACAAAAAGCAGGAAGAAAAACTTGTTGAGTATGCGCTCGAAAGAGTGAGACAGCTTAAGGAGGATAATCGGGAAAGGATTGAATCAGACAAGATATCCTGGAAGACATACCATAACGATCGTACCGACCGCGTAGATTACGACGGTATCTTCCATCACTCCAATCTGTCTGTTCCTATGACCTCCCTTGTCGTAGATCATTTCATGGCCAGAGCAGAAGATGAAATAACTGGGACGAGTCCCTATTTCAAATTCGAAGCACAGGGAGCGAGCGACCTGGAAATGGCTGAAGCCTACGACAAGTATTTCAACTGGAAAATAGAAGATCAGGCAAAGACAAGAGAGCGTCTCGAAGAGTCCTACCTGCACCTTTTTATCCAGCGCGCATTAATTTTAAAGTCCACATACCGGGAGGATATCTCTGTATGGTATGACTATGAAAGAAATGGTCTGTTCAATAACCAGACTGGATCTTTTGAAGAGATTCCTGGAGAAGGCCCAATCATTGAGGGAGAGGCACAGTTCATCCCCGAACTTAACCCTCTGACCGGAGACACAGAACTTCGACTTGCGACCGATCCAAGTTTCCAGATGATCCCGGGAGTACACGAGTTTCAACCTCTCCCGCAAGGGGTTCCCACCCAACAGATAAAGTACAAAGGCCCAAGGTCGGAGGTCATAGACTCAGACCGTTTCCTTTGCCCAATGACCGCAGAATCTGTGGACGAAGCTGACATCCTTGTAGAATTATACGATAAGGATCTTCGCTGGGTTCGTGAAATGTTCATGAATCGGGAATGGATCACATTTCCTGACTATTTAAACCTCATTAAAAAGGACGCAAATCCCAGGTCGGAGGTCGAAGAGAATGAGGAGCGGAAAGAGAATTTAGACTTTGATTCTGATGAGAATCCAGTCGTTCCAATCATTGAGTGCTGGATCAAGCGTGATGTCTTGGGTACCGGCATGCCGCAAGAATTTTGCGTATTCATAGATACCGAAAGCGAGAAACCGATCTACTATGAGTATGTCGCTAAATTGACCCCTGATAACAAGGTTCCATATACCGCTGTATCGATCGGGAAAGAGAGAAATAAATGGTGCGGGAAGAGCTTGCCCGAAAGAATTCGTAGCTTTCAAGAATATGTCGATAAACAATTTAATTCGCAGAGTTACCGCAATGAGCTCGCTGCTAATCCGATCATTGGTATCAATGCGCAAGCGGTCGAGGACGAGCCCGAGGATGTCGAATTGCATGCAGGAAAGATCTTCGAGCTTAAGGATCAATATAGCATCGATGACTTTATAAACTTCGCCGCTGTCCCTAATGTAGATATTCGTACGCAGGACTTGATCGACTTTGTATTTGGTATCGTTCAGCTCTGGCTCGGAGTAAGCAACATGGCACAGGGAGATTACCAGGCATTAGCTCCTGCTAATACAGCAACCGGGGTGGAGGCTACTCTTCGCGAAGCGTCTAAGATTGGCCGTCGTTGGATGCGTAGAATTGTTCGTGGATTTGAGGAGCATTTGACCAAGCTTGTACAAGTCACCATGGCCACCATTGATGAGGAAGAAGTATTTGAGTACATGGAAGGAGATGTTCGATCCTTTGGCGTAATGACTCCCGATGCGATCCGTAATATTGGAATTAATACACGGGTCATACTGTCACAGGACCAAGGTCAGCGTGCTATTGAGAAAGCAAATCTCGCGTTGCAGACACAAGACAGATACTTCCAATCTCCTCCCGAGATGCGCCCATTTATTCGTCCTATGCTTAAGCGCATTTTGGATGCTATGGGCTTTGAGAAGACCGATGAATTTTTACCCGCCGAAGCACCTGCAGATCCAAAGACTGAAGCAGAAATTGCAAAGATGCTAGGTGACAATGCCGCGCAGGGCGGGGGAGAAAGCCCTGAGCCAAGGGATGGCGTATCTGCTGCAGCTAGTGGTATGGGTAATAGTAACCCTCAAGGGATGAATCAATATCAGCAATAAATATGAACAAGTACAAAAACGGAAAAACAAAACCATTACGCGCAGAACAGCAGCGTGCATTGGATCTTAGGAAATCCGGCAATCAAAAAACCGTAGAGCGCAT